GGTGGGAAGCAAATTATGCAAGATACCTTCAATGGCTTAAAGAAAAAGGCCAAATACAAAAATGGGAACACGAACCAGATACATTTTGGTTCGAGGGAATAAAGCGCGGATGCGTAAGTTATTTACCAGACTTCAAAATAACAGAAAACTCTGGCCGTGTTGTCTATCATGAGGTAAAAGGGTGGATGGATGAACGAAGCAAAACAAAAATTAGAAGAATGGAAAAGTATCATCCGTCCATTGTTTTGGTTGTAATTGATTCAGAAAATTATAATAAATTAGCTAAACAAATAAAGAATTTTATAAATGAGTGGGAGTGAACATAACTCATGATCTACGTTTGCTATCAACAACGCCGACGCAATGACCGCCAGGTAAAGCAAATCTATCTTTCGTATGGCCCGCCGATGGCTGGCGGTGGATTGACTGTCGAATTAACAACTATGACTTGACTGGTAAATATTCATGGTGTCAACGGATGATGTATTGAGCGTAGCAAAGATGCTCGATAAGCCATTTACTACCTGCATTATTGCCAAAATGATTGTTGAGTCAGGAAAGCACCGTGGCGTGAGTTATTTCAGGATAGAAAGGGCGGTGCGCGCTGCGGTATCTTGGCTGGTTGATCGACAAGTAGCTTACGTGGTCGGCGAGGATGTCTATAAAACCGCGTCAGGGGCTATCTCGAAGCCTTTCCGCTATGCCTTATATCCAGGCAGAAAGTGGAACAGGAAAACAAGGATGGTAGATTACGACCAAGCCAACATCGCTCTTCTGGAGAAGGCTTTCGGATTCAGATAGTAGAAATGCTGGCTTACTTGCAACAATCCACGTATTCATCAAAGGTGCGGAGATTTTTCTTGTGGGAAAGCAGGCTGTGAAACCCAGGGTACAACCAGGCCAAGCAAAGGCTTCGGTAGAATCTAGGCGATCTGCATTTATCGAGGCGTACCTGTCAAACGGCGGAAACGGCACAAATGCCGCACTAGAGGCCGGTTTCAGCCCGGCGTCAGCCTACTCGCAAGGCAGTAGGTTGTTAAAAAAAGCTGAAGTTGCGCAAGAAATTGCTAAACGTCGCACAGAAATCATTGCCGCTCTTGAGCTAAGCACCGAAAGAACGATTAAGGAAGTCAGCCGATTGGCCTTTTGCGATCCGCGCAAGCTGGTTGGTGAGGATGGGCGCATGAAGCAATTGCATGAGCTAGACGACGACACCGCTGCAGCTATTGCCTCCGTCGAGGTCGATAACGACGGGAATATAAAATATAAGTTCTGGGATAAGAATTCCGCTATCGACAAGGCGGCTAAGGTGCAAGGCTTGTATGAGAAGGACAACGACCAGAAGGCGCCGAAAGTCACGTTGATTACTCGTCGGGTGATTGGCTGATGGCGGGCAACGGCCGCGAGTTGGTAATTGATACGCCAAGAGTGTTTGCGCCTCTTCTTGTTCCGTCGCGTTACAAAGGCGCATGGGGCGGGCGAGGTAGCGGCAAGAGCCATTTCTTTGCGCCACTGCTGATTGAGCAGTGCCTGCTGGAGAAAAGCACCCGCGCTGTCTGTATCCGCGAAGTGCAGAAGACGCTCAAGGAGTCGTCAAAGCGACTGATCGAAGACAAGCTATTGGCAATGGGGCTTGGCGAGGCAGACGGGTTCAAGGTGTTTAATGAAGTGATCGAAACGCCAGGCGATGGAATCATTACGTTTCAGGGGATGAATGACCAGAACGCGGAATCCATCAAGTCGCTTGAAGGGTTCCGAATTGCATGGACTGAAGAGGCGCAGACGCTATCCGCACGTTCTCTGTCTCTGCTGCGCCCGACGATTCGCGCGCCAGGATCAGAGTTGTGGTTCTCGTGGAATCCGCGTAGAAAGACCGACCCGGTAGATGAAATGCTGCGGGGCGAAGAGCTTCCGACTGACGCCATTGTGGTTAAGGCGAATTGGCGAGATAACCCACTCTTTCCGCCTGAGCTTGAGCAAGAGCGCCTTGATTGCCAGCGCCTGACGCCTGACCAATATGACCACATATGGGAGGGCGGATACGCCACAGTAGTTTCCGGAGCCTATTATTCGAGCGTGCTAACCGATGCTCGCGCTGAAGGCCGCATCGGTCGCGTTGCTGCTGATCCGCTGTTGCCAATCAAGCTATTTATCGACATTGGCGGCACCGGAGCCAGGGCTGACGCATTCTCCATGTGGGCGGCGCAGATCGTTGGTCGGGAAATCCGCATATTGAATTATTACGAAGCGGTAGGCCAGCCGCTCGAGGCGCACGTCGCGTGGATGCGCCAGAGCAAATACACCGCAGATCGCGTGCAAATCTATCTGCCGCATGATGGAGCAACGCACGACAAGGTGTTTTCGGTCAGTTACGAGTCGTCTCTGCGCTCCATTGGCTATGACGTGACGGTGATTCCGAACCAAGGCCGTGGCGCCGCTTCTGCCCGTATCGAGTCAGCCCGTCGTGTTTTTCCGGCTTGCTGGTTCAACGAATCAACCACGTCGCCGGGCATTGATGCTCTTGGCTGGTATCATCAAAAGATTGACGAGTCGAGAAACATTGGTCTCGGCCCTGAGCACGATTGGTCAAGTCATGGAGCAGATGCGTTCGGCTTGATGGCAATCGTTGCTGAACAGACATTCAACCACGATTCTCGTTTTGTTGAGCCTAAAGGCTGGCGCGAGCGGCTTCACACAATGAACAGAGCATCATCACAGGCGGCATAGCATGGATGACAACAAAGACCTGACAGAAGGCACGCGCGACACTGTTGCTGCCGACAATTGGAAACGCTATCGCTACGGCGTTGAGCGTGGACATCGTGATTACACCGACTCTGCGCGATTTCTTGAGGGGTATTACCTCGGAGGGACATACGATGGCGACGGTAACCTGCGGGCTGGCGGCCACTGGACCGGACCTGACCTAGACGTTCTGCGGGATCAGGGCAGGCCGGCTTACGAGAGCAACCAAACAATGCCGGCGTTGAACTCGGCATTTGGCTATCAGATCGCCAATAGGATGGACATATCGTTTCGCCCTCGATCCGGCGCTGCCACAAAGAGCTTGGCCGAGTCTCGGTCAAAGGTGGCGATGCAGATTGCAAACAATAACAAGCTTCACTGGTTGGAGTCGGAAGTATTTCAGGACGGCATGATCCAGCAACGTGGTTACTACGACATCCGCATGGATTTCGATGACCACGAGAGCGGTGAAATGCGCGTATCAGTGCTTGACCCGCTGGACGTGATCCCTGACCCGGACGCAAAAACGTATAGCCCGGCTGGTTGGTCCGATGTAATCGTCACGCGCTGGCTTACACTGGACGAGATCGAAGGTCTGTACGGTATCGAGATTCGCCGCAAGGCAGAGTCTGCGGCAATTCACGAAGGCGACCGCGATTTTGGCGAGCAGGACGATGACGGTGTAGAGCGCTCCAAGTTCGCACTGGACTCCGGTACGCCGTCCGATAGCGAATACGGCAGCATTGATTGCCGCAGGCTGCGCATCATCGACCGTCAGAAGTGGGTGCGCGAAACGATGAACGTGGTTCTGTTCCCTAGCGGAGACGTTCGCCAACTGTCAGGCGATGAACCAGACGAAGTGCTTGAACAGATGCGACAGACTGGCGGGATAGTCACCAGGCGCAGGGCCAAGCGCGTTCGATGGTCAGTCTCTACCCGCGATGTCACCCTGCACGATGACTGGTCGCCATATGATCGTTTCACGGTGGTTCCGTTCTTCCCGTTCTTCCGTCGCGGTCAGACAAGGGGGCTGGTTGATAACGCCGTCGGCCCGCAGCGTATTCTCGACAAGGCTATCTCTCAGTCCATTCACATCGTCAATACCACGGCCAATAGTGGATGGCAGATGGAGCAGGGGCAGCTTACCAATATGTCCCCATATCAATTGCAACAGCAAGGGGCAAAGACTGGCCTGGTGCTTGAGCGCAAGCAAGGCTCCGCGCCGCTGCAAAAGATCACCAGTAACCCAATGCCGGCTGGCATTGATCGGTTGATAAATATTGCGTCCACTACGCTCGGTGAGGTGACGGTTCCCCCGGCAATGCGCGGTATTGGACCAGGCGATGAGCCGGGTATTGCTATCCAGTCCCGTCAGCATGCCGCACAGCAGCAATTGTCTGTTCCGCTTGATAACCTTGCCCGTTCTCGCAATCTGGTGGCCGACTGGATCGACTACGCAATCAGCAAATACTACACATCGGAGCGCACTTTCCGGATTACAAAGACTGATCCAATGACCGGCAAAGAGGTTGAGGACCCAATTACGATCAATCAGTTTGACCCGGAATCTGGCCTGTATCTTAACGACATGACTAGCGGCGAGTACGAAACCGTTGTGACCGAACAGCCAATGCAGGTTACATTTGAAAACTCGCAATTCACGCAGTCAATGGAAATGCGCAAGGCTGGCATCGCCATTCCGGATACGGCGGTACTACGCAAGTCGAACCTTAGCGACAAGGCTGAAATAATCGAGCAAATGCAGAACGCTGGAGCGCCACCGCAAGACCCGACCATTGAGGCAAAGGTGAAGCTGATTGAGGCGCAAACACTCAAGACTCGTGCCGAGACGACGGAAACCAACGTTACATCTATGTTCTCAGCTACCAACGCAGCGAATCAGATCGCCCTCAACCCAGCCATTGCGCCGATGACCGATCAGATTCTTGGCTCTGCTGGCCTGGTGGACATGAACGCGCCGCCCTATGTTCCACCTGCGCCAGATGGCGTCAATGGAACTGAAGGGTTACAACAAAACACATCTCCCCAATTTCCTCCAAATCCAGATGTGGGCGTAAATGCTGGTATCGAAGCACCAATCCAACCCTAAGAGGACTATCTAAATGAGCAACGAATTTGACATTGACGCGCCGGCTGACATGGAACTGCTTGGTGGGACGTTTGATGACAAACAGGCTGATAGTGAAGTAGAAGCAAAAGATGAGGCATCGTCAGAGGCTGGTCATGAAGAGGGTGCGGCTGAAGCAGGCGCCGAAGAAGCAGATGCCACAACAAACGATCAGGAGCCCGAACCGCCCAACAAGCGCGATCCGGTCATTCCTCGCGCTCGCTTTGATGAAGTCAATGCCAAGCTGCACGCCGAACGTCAAGAGCGTGAAGCATTGCAGGCTGAAGTGGATCGTCTGCGCCAGGAACAACAGGCGCCGGCTTTCGCAAATACGTCTGTGTCAGATCTGGAGCAGCAGTTCTTTGATGCGCTGATGGAAGGCGAAAAGGAAAAGGCGGTCGAGATTCGCGCCAGGATCAATGCGGACATCGAGGCGCGTGCCGAAGCAAGAGCCGCAGAGCGGGCTACACAGGCGATTGTGGAGCGTGAGCATGTTTCTGCGCTGAACGCTGTTGTCGCAAGCTCGATCAAGGCATATCCGTTCCTTGATACAAATTCAGATCAAGTCAATTCACAGGCTATTGACGATGTAGTCGAGTGGCGCGATTTCTACATAGCAAAGGGCGAGTCTGCCGCTTCTGCACTGTCCCGTGCAGTTAATCGTGTAGCGCCGAGCTATGTTGCAACAGATCCTACTACTGCAAAGCAGCTAGTGACTGATAAGCGCCAGCAAGAAGCCGTTTCCCGTGCTGCAAAATCTGCCGCTTCTCAGCCGCCACGGGTTGATGCAGGGGTCGGCAATCGTGCGATTCCGTCCGGTGATTCAATTGTCGGCAATCAAGCCAAGTGGGAAAAAGCCTCGGACGAAGAGCGTCTCAGGTATTTGATGTAATAGCCATACGAAAGGATTAGCCATGCAAGGATTTAATGTAGATAAGCACGTCGAAGAACATCGGTTGATGGCTATTCGCTATCCAAACAAAGCTGTTACGGCCTCCGAGGACTCTCAGTTCTCCGCCCTCGCCAAAGGCCAGAAGATTGATTTCCTGTCGCTAACAGAAGAAACGACGATTGCCGCCGCCGCCAATACGGACACGGCTATCCAGTTGCCGGCTGGTGCAATCATTCTCGCGGTCAGCGCCAGGGTAACAACCATCATCCCGACTGCGACGACATTCACGGTTGGCGATTCCGGAAGCGCGAATAGATTCTCGACGGCGGCGATTGCGGTTGCCGCCGGCAGCACGGACAAAGGCACCAAGGCTGGCGCGTATTACAACGCATCAGCAACAGCGGTTCGCATTACACCGAACGGCACGCCAGCAACGGCAACCGGCAAAGTCATAATCACAGTTCACTACATTTCTGTTACTCCGCCAACTTCGTGATATTTGTTTATCCAACGAAATAAATGCTGGCTTTTGTGCAAGCATAGGCCAGCAATCAGCACTATGCAGTAAGCCAGCCCTTGCCAGGGCGGAAATCCAGGCCGACCCGAGGGCGTAACCCTTGAACGCAGCTAGGTCACGAAGCGGAAATCGTGTCCGGGTGCTTGGCCCGTAAGCCAGCGAAACGCAGTCAATTTCAAACTTACGAGGACCATCATCATGGGATATACCGCATTTGGCGCAGGCCAAACCGAATTCAAGCGTGCTTGGGTTAGCGAAACAGTCAAGTCTTTTCGCCAGAAATCGTTCTGGGAAAAGTTCATGGGTACGGACGCAAACAACGTCGTCCAGCGCATTACCGAACTGAAGAAAACCGAGAAGGGCGACCGCGCCATGATCGGCCTCAAGGCCAACATGAAGTCGTCTGGCGTTGTCGGTGACAACGACATCGACGGCCGCCGCGAATCGCTCGAAACCTACTGGATCGAAGTGCACACCGATCAACTGCGCAAGTCTGTTGCCAGCAAGGGCCGTGTCGATGACCAGCGTTCAGTGCTGGACTTCCGTACCGAAGCCAAGGATTCGCTATCCGATTGGCGCGCTCAGATCAACGACGACCTCATGTTTCTTGCCGCGTCAAACATTTCCTTCGCCTACAACACAGACGGATCGACTCGTTCGGTTGGTGCCGAGGATTTGCTGACTCAGCTTGAGTATGCGGGCGACGTTGCTGCGGCTCCGACTTCCAAGCGTCACTTCACGTTCGACGGCACCAACATCATCGCCGGCAACACTTCGGCGATCACCAGTGCTTACGTTCCCAAGTACGGCGCCCTGGTTGATCTGTGCGCAGAAGCCAAGACCCGTGGCGTCAAGCCGCTGATGATTGGCGGTCAGGAAGTCTATGTCCACGTCGTTCATCCAAAGACCTTCGCCCGCTACAAGAAGGATGCTGACTTCCGTGATGTCCTGGTCAATGCTGGCGAGCGTAGCGCAAAGAATCCGCTCTTTACTGGCGCTGCTGCTTTCACGGTTGATGGCATCCTGTTCCACGTCAGCAACAAGGTCTACAACACGATGGGCCTTGCTTCTGGTTCCAAGTGGGGCAACAACACGATTGACGGTACTCGCTCCCTGCTGCTTGGTCAGCAAGCCATGTTGTTCGCTGACATTTGGGGCGCTGGTGACTGGCACGAGGAAACGCTGGACTCGGGTGCGAAGAACGCGATCACGCTGGCGCAATATACCGGCATTCGCAAGCCTTCGTACATGTCGCGCCTTGATGGT